GAGTAATCCATACCCAAATATCTCATTGCTTTGATGTGTAACCAATGTGGCAAATGACTTGTATCACAATATGCGTGACTCATAATTAAAAATACCTTGTTTGGGAATGGGTTATATCTACCATTTGCAATCATATTCGTTACATTGTACATATTACGATACTGACTCATTTCTTCGTACAAAGTAGCAAGTGCGTATAGGTTTTCGTTTCTATCTGAACAAAACTCGGATGCCCTATTGTACCAATTTACTGCTTCATCAAACTCACCAAGTGAACGATGTAGATTTGCGATACCAAAACAAGCATACCACCCCATTTCTTGACCATCAAACTCAACAATACCTTCTTTTTCATATCGTGGGTTTACTTGATAGATATACATCTTGTAGTAGAACATTGCTCTACGAGCGTATTCTTGTTTATGATGTTCACCATATGGGAAATTTTCCACATCATCGTGACAATCGGCGTAACTCTTTGCGATATACCAAAGATGATAATCATCTTCCAATACTTTGCGATTTGGAACATTCCCAACTTCAAGATTTAATGCATCTTTCAAGAATTTCATTGGTTGGGCCCAAGTCATACCATCATTAGTGAGAATATGTCTCATACCTTTTGGTAAATTAACACGTTGGAAATCTTCCATAATACCATCTCTATCTAAATAGATGGTTTCGTGTGCTTTATCTGGATAAAATGCCCATGGTTCTTTTGCGTTCCACAACCAAGTTCGGTAGTATTGAGTTCCGTTATCAATAGTGGTTACATTAAAACTCTGAATTGAAGTGTCATCAAAAACCGACCAATCAAAATCTTCATCAATTACCAATTGTTCATCAGCATCAACTCTCAAAATCCAATCACACCCGTGGTCAGCTTGAAGTGCTGTTTTAATACAATGGTCACGATTTACACCATGCCCTTCCCACCAATCTAATTGATACAAAAACCCAGGGATACCCTTTTCCTCAAAGAAATTACGAATAATGTCTTGAGTACCATCAGTAGACCCATTGTCTTGGATTACCCAATAGTCAATATATGGCCATACCGTGTTCAACATACGTTCAATACAATGTGCTTCATTATTAACCATTGCATTAAAACAAAATTTTGATTTTGTATTTTTCGTAACCATTTTTAAATCCTAATTAAACATTCAAATATTCAGCCTCTGCCTTTGCTCCAATAATTCGTTTAACCTCTTGACCATTCTCCAACAAAACGACGGTTGGGATGTTTCTTACATTGTATTGAATTGCAATTTCCGATTGTTCATCAACATTAATTTTTTGAACTGGAATCGTGTTGTTAACTCGTTGCATTACTGGCCCTAACATACGACACGGGCCGCACCACGGAGCTGAAAAGTAAAGATATTGTTTCATAATAATTTCCTAACCATCGCAAGATAAACAATCAGGGTCGGTGGCTCGAGCTGCGATGTCTCCACGAAGTACCGACTCCGTTCTCATATAATAAAGTGTCTTAATTCCTTGTTTCCAAGCTTCCATATGGATTTGGTTAATCCACTTTGGTGATGCTTGAGATGGGAATGCCAAATTGAGTGATACCGATTGGTCAACATATTGTTGTCTGATACCGGCTTGTCTTACCAATTCAAGTTGGTTGATTTCTTTGAATGTCTTAAATACATCCTTTACCCAATCCACTTGATTGTTTTCAATCACTTGGGAGTCCATATCTTCTTTCTTTTGAAGTTTACCCTCAACATATCCCCAATTATCCAACTCATCCAAACCTTGAACTGAACCACCATCTGCAAGGATTCTATCCCAAGTCTCTTTGTTGTTCATACCCATCTTACGAAGAGCACGTTCCAACTCATTGTTCTTACGAATGAATGTTCCTTTAGCAGTTTGTTCGGTGAATACGTTTGCAGCCCAAGGTTCGATACCTGCGGATACATTACCACTCAATTTGGAGTTGGATACTGTTGGTGCAATAGCTCTCAAGTGAGTATTTCTCATACCTGTACCAACACACCATAGTGGTTCACCATATTCGTTAGCCAAATCACGAGATGCACGTTCTGACTCAATCTTCATTTGAGAGAAGATTCTACGAGTCTCAAATTGAGCAGGAAGACCTTCGAATGACATACCTTTTTGTTGTAGGTATGTGTGCCATCCCAAACCTCCAAGACCCAATGCTCTACCTTTTTCAGCAGAACGAACCGAATTCTCAAATCCTCTCATATTCTTTGCTCTTTGGATGAACTCTTCAAGTACACCATCCAAGAACCAAGTTGCTGTATAGATAAGGTCAGTATCTTTCCACTCATCGTATTTAGCCAAGTTGACTGAAGACAAACAACATACAAATGAGTGTGACTCATCGGTGTGAAGTGTAATCTCACTACAAATATTGGTCATAAAGACCTTCAATGAGTTTTGTTTGTATGCCTCTGGGTTTTGTTTGTTTACATTACCTTTGTACATAATGTAAGGTTCGCCAGTTGCCTTTCTCTTTTGAAGTACCTTACCCCATCTGCGTCTTGCTTCTTCGTTTCCATCCTCAAGTTTTCTCATAAACTTGTCACCAACGATAACACATTGGTGTAGGTTCAAACATTGGCGGTTTACATCACCCTTTGGTTCACGGATTTCAATCCACTCATCAAAGTCGTTGTGTTCAATGTTTAGGTTAACCGAAGCAGCACCTCTACGAACTGCTCCTTGGTTAGTTGCAAGGATTGTAGAGTCGTAAATCTTAGCGAATGGTACTACACCATCACTTGTACCATTATCGGTGATTTTAGCACCGGCAGGTCTAATCATATTAAGACCAATACCAACACCACCACCATGTTTGGCCAACAACATCAATTCGAGGTTCTTTTGACCTATCTCTTGGATTGAATCACCGACATCAATGCCAAAACAAGATATCGGAAGACCCCTATCGGTGCCAGTATTAGAAAGTACAGGGCTAGCAAGATTAAGCCACCCGCGCCAAATATAATCAAAAAACTTACTAGCGAGATACGGTTTACCCAACCTACGTGCAACAGCGGTTGATACCCTCCAATATGCATCTTTTGGCGTTTCTCCTGCGAGTAAGTATCCTTTTGATATTGTTTTGACATATATTTCAGTATTTCCCCAAGTTGGGAAGTCAACTCCGATTTCCCAATTTAATTCTTCTCCGTAATTCTTCATAACTTTTTTTACCATAAGTCGTTCCAATCTTCACCTTCGTTTGCCTTACTATAATCAGTAGGTCTTACTGCGAAGAAATCAGTATGTGTTGTACCACCTGTAAGATGATAGAACCATTCTAATTCATTGGCCGATTTTTCATTATAATCAAATAATTTTCCTTCGTACCCCAATTCGTTGTACTTTTCATTTACCCTACGTTGAATGAAGTTTTTAAGGTCATTCTTTTTAAGGTTCTCAAGGTCACCCATTTCAAACATTTTGTCAATGTAGTTGAGTTCCAATTCCAACATAGTTTCAGCAGCCGCTTCAACGGCCTCTTTAACATCAACTTTCAACTCTGGATATTCATCACACATATGTCTGAATAGTTGACATCCCATTTTAGAGTGTAGTGACTCATCACGAACTGACCACTTCATTTGTTGACCGATTCCCTTCAACATATTTCTCATTTGGAATGAGTACAATACTGCGAATGAAGAGTAAAGTGCAACACCTTCAGCAAATGCGGAGAAGATTGCAAGTGAACGAGCCACTTCTTTTCTTGCTTCAGGATTTGATTTTAAGTCTTCGTATGTATACTTGTTTGATACACCGGCAAGGTTCTCAAATCGTTCAGCAGTTGCAGGTTCGTGAAGAAATGCCTCAAAGTCTTCCAACCCCAAGGATTCGTTCAAGTATGAATACGCGGTTGCGTGAATTGTTTCTTGCGAACCGAACATCATAGCCATTTGCTTGATTTCGTGTTTAGGAAACCACTCGGTTACCATAGTAGTCCAATAATCGGATACAGCACATTCCGTTTGAGCAAATCCAAGTAGGATGTTACCTACTAAATTCTTCTCTGATACTGACAAATTTTCATTCCAATCTTTGATATCACTTTGCATTGGAATTTCGGTATGTAACCAAAATGCTTGTGCTTGTTTCAACCAACCCTCGGTGTAGTATTCTGGATATTCAAACGGTTTAAAAGGTATACGATTGTCAAATAGACCCATAGTGGCTCCGCGTTAAAATGTTAGACATATTTTTCATTTGGGGGTGTTTATATATAGTGTTTAGAAACCAATATCACCACTCATTTCTTTATATTTTTGAGCCAATTCTTTTCTTACTAAACTCTCCCCACCTCTCATCTCTTTTTTGGTTTGTTGACCAGAAATGGAATCATCATTATAGATGTGAATTTGACCGGTTGAGAAGTTGGCCTTTGATGGAAAAGTCATACCATCAGGCCCAAAACGATTCTTAATAACATGCCATCTACCAGTCCCTGCAAGTTTGTCTTCAATCTTACGAGATAGTGATACCACGAAATCAGCAGTCATCATTTTTGAGAATGAACCTGCAATCTTTGTACCTGTAATAATGTCATCTTCTGCGCCACTTCTATTGATTTGAGATGCAGTATAAACTGGTACTTCGTACTCACCTGCCATACCACGAAGGTCTTCGATGATTTCTTCCAACTCTTCGTGTCTCTTTTCTTTAGCAGGTCCTCGTAAAAGGTCAGCATAATCCACAATCACCACATCTGGCTTCTTACCTTGAAGAATCATTTTGTCCATATGTGCTTTTAGTGAGGTTACACTAGCGGTTTTGGTAGGATAATGTTTTACTATAAGGTCACCTTTAACACCTTGGACTGCCTTTTTGACATCATCCATATTGTATTTAAGGTTAGCCACAGCAACCCCACTTAAAACAGCATCGTATCGTTGTCCGACATAACCTTCATTCAATTCCAAAGTATAATGTGCTACTATCTTACCTTGTTTCATTGCGTTAACACCAATGTTGACCAAAGACCACGATTTACCAATACCTGGAGGGGCTGCGAATAGAATTAATTCACCCTTACCAAAACCACCTTGTGTAATCTCATCTATGACATTCCAACCCGTTGAAACCACATTACGAACTGAATCTTCATATCGTTCAGTAATCATAGTTTTGTATTCATGACCTATATCTGAATCTTGACCTGCTTTCATAGCAGTATCAATCTTCTTTTTGATGGTATCATACTTACCATCCTCTAAAAGAGTCACAGAATCCAAAATTGCGTTCTTGATAGACTGATTTTTACAAAAGTCAAGGATTTGTTCCTTCACATATGTTAAATCATCACTTTCAAGGTGATTCCAAGCAAATTTAAGAGTGTCAACAACGGAAGTTTTTAGAACATCACGTTCAATTGTGTTTATCTTCACTTTAAGGACATCCAAAGTAGGCATCTTTTCGTATTGGTCAAAATATTGCATAATTGCCTTTACCAACCATTCTGACGCTTCCGAATCAAAGTATTCTGCTTTTAGAATATCGTAGATTTGTCGTGTAAACGACCTATCCGACAATATAGCGGATATAACCTTATTCTGAAATGATGTACTAAACTTACTTCCTAACTTCTCCATATAGGTACAAATATACGAAATTATTTGTTACTATCAAAATTATTTATCGTTGAATTCGTAATCTTTGAAATGATTTTTCAAATTGTTGTGCAAAGATGTAAATGAGTTTCTTAACCACGAGTCTACATTAGCAAACGCAGTATAGAGTTTATCATACATAAACATCTTCTTAAATTCAACCAAGTCTAATTCGGGTTGGAGTTCATCCATAATATTTCGTACTTGAGAAGTAATTGATGATGAAATTTCAGGGTCTTTGAGTTGCATTAATCTATAATTCATCTCAATAGTTGTCACATTTTCAGTCAACTTTTGTGATAACTTATCATCACATTCCGTTTTGATTTTGGACATAAACCCATCCATATCAAGTTCGGATTCATTTAAAAATGACATTTTAGAGTGAATGGTTTTTTCACCAATACCACGAACGCCTTCAATATTATCAGATTTATCGCCTGTAA